AATTGGATAGAGGTTATTTATCCCCTTATTTTGTAACTAATCAAGAATCTATGGAGGCTGAATTAGATAATCCATACATTCTTTTATATGATAAAAAGATATCTTCAATGAAAGATATTTTACCGGTATTAGAACAAACTGCTCAAACCGGAAAACCATTATTGATTATCGCAGAAGATATCGATGGTGAGGCACTTGCAACATTGGTAGTTAATAAATTGAGAGGTACTATTAAAGTAGCAGCAATTAAAGCTCCTGGTTTCGGTGATAGAAGAAAAGAAATTTTAGAAGATGTTGCAGTTTTAACAGGTGGACAAGTTATCAGTTCTGAACTTGGATTCACATTAGATAAGGTAACATTAAACGATTTAGGAACATCTGAAAAGATTACAATCGATAAAGATACAACTACATTTATCAATGGAGGTGGTGCCGCAGAAAATATCAAAGCACGAATTGAATTGATTAAAAATCAAATCGAAAAAACTACATCTGATTACGATAAAACAAAATTACAAGAACGTTTATCTAAATTATCAGGTGGTGTAGCAATCCTTTACATCGGAGCAACTACGGAAGTGGAGATGAAAGAGAAGAAGGATAGAGTAGATGATGCATTACACGCAACAAGAGCAGCAGTAGCAGAAGGTATTATTCCTGGTGGTGGTACTGCATTAATCAGAACACAATCTGCATTAGATAGTCTAAAAACTGAAACAACCGATGATTATAACACAGGTGTGTTAATCATTAAAAAAGCAATCGAAGCACCTTTGAGAACTATTGTATCAAATGGTGGAGGTTCTGCTGAAGTTGTAATCAATGAGGTTAAACGTGGTAAAGGTAATATGGGGTATAACGCAAGAACTGAAATCTACGAAGATTTAGTGGTTGCAGGTATTATTGACCCAACTAAGGTAACTCGTTTAGCACTAGAAAACGCATCCTCAATTGCATCTCTATTATTAACAACTGAATGTATTGTTGCAACTCAAAAAGAAGAAAAAGAATCTCAAATCCCTCAAGGTGGATTTGGAATGTAATTTAATAAAAGTATAAAATAAACAATATGGCATTTTTTGAAGAAGTAGCAAAAGAATCAGTTAAAACAACAAATACGTTATGGGTTGAAAAATATAGGCCAAACGAATTGGAAACCTATATAGGTAATGACCATTTAAGAGAAAAAATTGGTGATTATATCAAAAATCACGATATACCTCATTTACTATTTTATGGTAGAGCAGGTACTGGTAAAACTACCCTTGCTAAACTAATCGTAAATTCAATCAATTGTGATTTCATTATTATCAACGCATCTGATGAAAATGGGGTAGATACCATTAGAGATAGAATTAAAGGATTTGCATCCACTGTTGGATTTAAATCTTTGAAAGTTATTATTTTAGATGAGTCAGATTATCTAACACCAAATGGTCAAGCAGCTCTTCGTAATGTTATGGAAACTTTTTCAAAACATTGTCGTTTTATTTTGACTTGCAATTATTTAGAAAAAATCATCGAACCAATTCAATCTCGATGTCAAACATTTCAAATCGTACCACCTACTAAAAAAGATGTAGCAGTTCAAATTAGTAAGATATTGAAAATCGAAGGTATTGAATTTGAACCAAAAGATTTAGTTCCTATTGTAGATTCATCATATCCAGATATTCGTAAAATTATTAATACTTGTCAATTAAATTCATCTAAAGGTGTATTAAAAATTGATACCGGTTCAATCGTAAATTCTGATATTAAAGTTAAGATTTTAGATATTCTTAAATCAAAAGATGATAAACGAAATCGTTATGTAAATCTAAGACAAGCAGTTGCAGATTCACGTGTTCAAGATTTTACCGAATTGTATTCATATCTTTATGAAAAAGTAGATGATTATGCACAAGGTAATACATCGGCGGTTATTTTAGAATTGGCACAGGGGCAACATAAAGATGCATTAGTAGTTGATAAGGAAATTTGTTTTATGGCCACCTTAATTGGTATAAACGCAATTCTATAAATGAGTAAAATCATAAATCTATTTGGTGGACCGGGTATAGGTAAATCCTCAATTGCCTCCGGTCTTACCTATAAATTCAAAAAGAAACATATAACTTGTGATAATCCGTATGAATTTCCCAAACAACTTGCTTGGGATGAAAATCATTCGGCTATTAAAGACCAATTATATGTGTTGGCTAATCAACATAGGGGAATTGTTAAAAGTTTTGGAAAGGTAGATTATATAATATTAGATTCACCAATTCTACTTTCATTGGTATATCGTTCGGTATATAAAGGATTAGAGTATCCAGCAACCTTATATGGGGAGTCTTTTGATAAAATGGTATTGGATATACATAATCAATATGATTCCTTAAATGTGGTGTTAAAACGAACGGAAGGTGGGTATAATGAGAAGGAACGTTATCAATCTTTGGATGAATCTAAGGAATTAGATGCTCAGATTGAAAATTCATTAATAAAACACAATATTCCATATAATATAGTGGAAGTTGGGGATAATACCTTAAATGATATATTAAAAATATTAAATATATCTTAAATATATTTGGTAGTATCAGATATTTTTCGTATATTTGAGTATAAATCAAATGATATGATAACATACGACCCTAAAAATCCACTAACTGATGATGATTTAAAGAAATTATCAGAGGAAGATTTATTTTCTTATTTAGACCAATTATCTGCGTATAAACGTAAGGATAAAAAGATAGTAGGAGAATGGAAGAAGAAAGGACATGAGATTCTTAAAAAAAGTGGTGTAAAAAACGTAAAAACAAATAGAACCCAATGGTTCGATTAAAATTAAAATAAACATATGTCAAACGAACAATTAGCAAAACCATTAGGAGATAGAGTCCTAATCGAAGTAGAAACAAAAGAAAAGACAGTTGGTGGTATTATCATACCGGATACTGCAAGAGATACTGAAAATCAAATTGGTGTAGTAGTATCAGTTGGTAGTGGTATCTATACTCAAAGTGGAACTAAAATTCCTATGGAAGTTGAAGTTGGTGATAAGGTAATGTTACCTGCAGGTGGAATGAGTTTGCGTAAAATCAAATTAGGTGAAAAGGAATACTATCTTTGTAGAGAGATGGATTTAGAAATGATTATAAAATAATAAAATATGGCAAATATATTAGGTCAACAACCACCAAAACAAAAAGTAGATATTTCAAATTCAGTTCCAATGGTATGCCCTCATTGTGGATATGATGTTTTTATTAGTGGTACTAAGTTTAGAAAATTATCTAAATTAGCATTTGGTGGAGAACAAGATATGGTTATTCCATTTGAAGTATTAGTATGTGGAGAATGTGGTGAAGTAAATCACGAAATGTCTGCATTAGAATTACAAGCTTTAGAACACAAAGATAAATTAAGTAAAGAACAACATGGCTAAATCGCTTTTTGACCATATTAAAGCAATCACAACCGAACAAGACCCAAAATATTGGGATAAGTTAGATGAGAGTGATAAAAAGACTTGGTCTAATTATATGGTACATAGATTTCTTTCTATGAACCCAGATTGGATACAATTTCTATCAGAATTACAACCTTATACACAAACATTAGAGCCAAAACAATTGTATTTGGCTCTAATTGGTATTTTGCCAAAGGGAAAATATTATCTACGATATGTTAAGGGTAAGAAAGAAGATGCTTATGAAAAATGGTTAGTAGAGTTGGTAATTAAAGATTATCAATGTTCTAAATTCCAGGCAGAAGAATATTTAGAAATTCTATATTCATCAAAAGAAGGTAGAGAACATATAAAATACATTTGTGAAAAATATGGCATAGAAACCAAAGAAATCACAAAACTAAAATTAAAAATTTAATGAGTAATACTATTTGTATATTACCATTTGTACATTTATACACCGAACCAAAAGGTGAAATGAAACCATGTTGTATAGCAGGTGGATTTGATACTCCATTGGATTTAAAAACATTATCTATTGATGATGCATTTAATTCACCACAAATGAAGGAATTGCGTAAAGATATGTTAGAAGGTAAACGTAACAAAGTGTGTGATGTATGTTATAAAAAAGAGGATTTGAATGGGACATCCCCGCGTTCTAATTTTAATACAAACGTATTATGGGAAATGCCAGTTGTAAATGAAGACTATTCAGTTGAAACCCAATTCCAACATATTGATATTAGATTTTCAAACTTATGTAACTTTAAATGTAGAATGTGTAATCATGATTTTTCATCTAATTGGTTTGAAGATTATGAAAAAGTAGCACCTGGTTCTACGAAGGGTAGAAAAAAAGTAATGAAAGTTTCTGATACGATTGTTGAAGATTTAATACCACATCTTAATAATGTTAAAAGTTTTTATTTCGCAGGAGGTGAACCTCTAATCATGCCAGAACATTATAAAGTATTAAAACATCTTTATGATACGATGCCAGTTTTAGAACAACATTGGGGTAATAAACGACATTTAAGTATTCACTATAATACAAACTTATCAGTAATTACTTACGATGAACAAAGTTTAATAGAACTTTGGGAAGGGTTTGATAGAGTATTTCTTTCAATATCATGTGATGGTATTGGAAAAGTTGGTGAATATCAACGTGTAGGATTTCAACACGATAGATTTGTTGAAAATCTAAAAACAATACAAAAATACTTCAAACCAGAATCACCATATCATGGTGGAATGGGATTACAATATAATTTTCAATACACAACCACGATTTGGAATGTATATCATATATTTGATTTTATTAAATTTATGAAAGATAATAAATTTATAGGTTCATCTGAACATATAGATTTTTATTACGCATGGGTGCCACATCACGTTGCGTTGAACAACATTAGTAAGAGTGAAAAAGATAGGGTGATTAAATTTTTAGAAACTGGTATGAAAGATTTAACATCCGATAAAACTATTACTGAATTACAAAATTTAATTAATTTCATCAAATCGGAATCCAACATTGATAATCCAGTAAAAGCTATAGTTGGGTTTACACATGATTTAGATGA